GAGGTATATCCGACCTCGCCGTCTCTATCCCCTCGTCAAACGCCGCGGCAGCGATCTCGCAATCCAGCAATAAGGCAGCCGTCTCTGTCGCGCGGACCAACGCGCTGCAGAAAACACTTAACGCTGCGACTTACACCGCCGATATCTGGATGGTTCAGAAAAACGCGAGCACATCCGCGACCACGCTCCGCAACGAGGCGAGTACCAAGGTCGCGAACAACAACGCGGCCGTCACGCGCACGAACGCGGCAAACACAAAGGCCACCGGGGACGCGAACGCGAACCGCGCATACGCTACCGCGATAGACGCTATATCGGCAGGCCTCAACCAGGCGGGCGTCGCGGCCCCCGCGCAATTCGGAGCTGGCGCGAACGGGCAATCGAGCGCTACCGCGCCACGCGCACTCTTCGCCCAGGTCGTCACGCAACGAGAATGCGACATCATGAACGCGGCCTCGGCATTCGCCCGCTACGGCTACGCTCTCATGCGCGAGTTCAGTATGGAGCGGATGCAGGTCATGCGCCATTTCACCTACTGGAAGTGCGCCGAGGTGTGGTGCAGCGGCAACGGCAACGCGCTCGAGGGCGCGCAGGGCGCAATCAAGGATATACTTATTCGTGGCGTGACCGTCTGGAGCAAGCCGGAGGAAATCGGTCGCGTGAGCATCTACGACAACCTGTAAAGGAGGCATCATGGCAGACATAGACATTAACACCCTGCTCAAGGCCGAGACCTATCAGGGAATGGCCGACGAGGAGATCGACGCGATAATCGACTACAAGGTCGAGCGCGCCAAGATCCATGCGACCATCAGCAAGGACATGGAGGCGCACCAGGCGATTATGCGATCCCTCATGGGCATGCAG